TATTTTTATGTGTGATAAAATAGCAAAACCTTTAGTAATGGGACACCCTTTTATTGGATTATTTAATCCATTCACATTAAAAAGTCTTAGAGAATTAGGATTTGAAACTTTTCCTGAATTATTTGATGAAAGTTATGATGATGAAGTTAATATTGATAATAGATTTAATATGGTAGTTAAAGAAATAAAACGTTATGTTGATTTATGGAACAGAGATAAAGAAGAAGTTCATAATATTTTTTCACAAAAGAATATTTTAGAGAAAAGAAAACATAATCAAAATTTAGTATTGTATCACAATCCAATATACCCTAAATTATATGATAAATTATCTATGGTGAGGTAGTTTAATGATTTATTGTTTCGGAGATAGTTGGGGTGCCGGTGCTGGATTAAATGAAAATGAAAACCCATTTGGTTATTGGCTAGCAAAAGATTTAGGGGCAAAATTTCTAAATTTTTCACGTGAAGGTAATTCATATCCAGTAATAGTAACTCAGATATTTGATAACATTAGAAATAGGAATGAAGATTCTCCTGTTAGTGAAGTAATTAAAGTTAAAAGTGGATCATTTATTAATAATAAAGATATTGTATTAATAGTTATTCCACCCGATATACGATGGATGGAAATGGAAGCAAATAGTGGATTTAGATCTTGGACAGTCGATGATGATCCAGAACGATATATGTCTTGGTTAGGTAATAAAACAAAAGTTTGGTTTAGATACCATGCTAGTTTATTTACATATACTATTCAATCAGCATTAGATAGTATTGGTTGTAAATATTTATTCATGCATAATTATGGTGGTGAATTTATTATAGACCGTAGATTTAAATCTTTAATTAATGTTGATAATTTTTTAAATATTAAAAAGTCTTTGACTACATTATTAGGTGGAAATGATTATTATGAATCTTGGAATTTAAAATCAGATGGTCCAACCACGAAAATTAAGGGGAAAAGTATATATTTTGAAGGAAATGATGTACACCCAAATGAATTAGGACATAAGAGAATTGCAAAATTAATTAAAGATAAGATAATATAATGAAACCTCTTTTATCACAATGTTTAATAGGTCATAGATTTGGAAAGATAAATGTAACTAAGGATTATTTTCTTTGTTGTGGGACTCCAGCAATAGGAAATTATGATGTAGATGGTGGGTTTAAGGAATTTTGGAATTCTAAAAAATATAATGATTTAAGAAAAGAGTTAAAATATAATTTAGAAGGACAGAATGAAAAATGGAATGGTGATTGTTTTGAATGTCCACATTATGCACAATTAATGATGTTGAATGAGAGTGGAGAAGTTATAGATGATTTACCTAGAAAAGGACCAAGTGAATTTCAATTTGAAGTAGGAAATCCATGTAATCATAGATGTGATTTTTGTTGGGGGTGGTCACATACAATGTTGAGTGAAGAAGGTCAATGGAATGGTTGGAAAGAGTGGGCAAAACAAATACTTGACTTGAAAACTTATGTTTCAATTATTAATGATTTGAAAGAACTTGGTGGTTGTGAATTGATATCAATAAGTGGTGGTGGCGAACCATTTATTATACCAGATATTATGAAAATGATTGAACACACTAAAAAATTAGGTTTTAACCTTAAAATATTTACTAATTTTTCAAGGGTTAATTTTAAAGATATAGATAATTTTATTGAATGGGGGGTGGATAGGTTTGAGGTTAATATATCAGCAGGAACAGAAGAAACTTATTGTAAGGTAAGAAAATTAAAATCTAAGGATTGGAATTTACTTATTGATAATCTTACTTATTTAAATGAAAAAAGAAAAGAATTAAATTTATCATCACCCATTAAATATGTAGTTATTGTAACTAAAGAGAATATAGAAGAAATAGATGAAATTTTTGAATTGGCAATTAAACTTGGTTGTTGTTTTATTGATTTTAGAGATTTAGTTTCACAAGGAGTTTATAAGGGGGAAGATTTATTACCATTAGAAAAACAGGTTGAAGTGTTTAATGAAAAGTTTTTTAAGAATATAAATAAACACTATTTTAAGGAAGTTAAAGATGAGTATTATTTTTATTCAGAAAGATTAAATATGGGAGTTTTTAATGAATGTATTAGTTATAGGGGATAGCTGTGAGGACATTTTTATTTATGGAGATATAGAAAGAATAAGTCCAGAAGCACCAGTACCAGTTTTTAAACCAACACATGAAGAAAAAAATGGTGGTATGGCTAGAAATGTTGCGGAAAATGTTGAAGCATTAGATATGCATATTCATACTGTAACAAATAAAAATAGTATTACAAAGATACGATATGTAGAGAATCGATCTGGTCAAATGGTATTAAGGGTAGATGTACATGACCATTGTGAGAGAGTTGATGAGAGTTTATTAAAAGGACTTACAATAAATAAATTTAAACACCCACCATTTGGATTTGGTTCAAGTACTGAGGATTATTATGATGCAATCATTATTTCAGATTATTGTAAAGGGTTTTTAGAAGAATCTGATATTCAACATATTTGTGAAAATAATAAGAATGTATTTATTGATACTAAAAAGAAACTTGGTGAATGGATTAAAGACGCAAATTTTATTAAAATAAATGAATTAGAATATAAAAAGAACCATGAATTATTATCTGATGACGGATTTAAAGAAAAACTTATTGTTACATTAGGTAGTAAAGGTTGTAGATATAAAGGAGTGGAATATCCAGTAAAAGAAGTTCCAGTAAAAGATGTTAGTGGAGCAGGAGATACATTCATTGCAGGATTAGTTCGTGGTTATTTAGATACAAATAATATAGAAAGTGCAATAGAATTTGCACAAGAGTGTACCACCCATGTAGTACAAAAACACGGAGTAGCAACAGTTAATTTAGAGGAGTTATAAAATGAGTACAAAACCAATGAAACCATTAGCCAAACCACAAAAACAAGTAGATTTGTCAAAAGCAGATACTTTGAAGTGTGATGAATGTGGTAATTATCTTTTTATTAATTCATATGTAATAAAGAAGGTTTCTGCAATAATATCACCGACTGGTCAGGAAGTAATAGCGCCAGTTCAAGTGTATAGTTGTGGAAATTGTGGAGTGGTTCCAAAATTATTTACTGAGGGTACTGGGTTAGATTTTTGAAAATATTAGCTTGTTTATCTGGAGGAGTTGAAAGTACTTATGGTGTATATAATTTATTACAGAATACAGACCATGAAATAGATATATTTCATTTGTATTTTAGAAATCATCCACGATATGAAGGTGAAACTGAAGCGTGTGAACACATTGTAAATTGGTTAGAAAGTAATACAAGAAAATTTGATTGGAAATCTGCTGACCTAAGTCATAGTGGCGTTGATGAAATTACACAACCACCACATTCATCAGATATATGTTATACGATAGTAACTTCTGCGAATATTTCTATTGATGAAAAAGACTATGATGAGGTTAGATTCTTTATAAATAAAAAAGAGTGGGATTCCGCGATAGAAGATAGTATTCCTACATTTGATCATCCATTTATGGTAAATTTATTTAATCTAATATTAAGTAGATTTCCTACAATTGATACTAAATTAGGTTTTGATAGAAATGTTGGTACGTTAAATAAAAAAGAAATATACGAAAAAATACCTGAGGAATTACGAAAATTTATTCATAGTAATGATAAGGAATATAATGTATAAACGAGTAGGTAATGGACTTTTTGTTTTAGGTGGGAAGTATATTGATTTGTATAATGAAATTCAAATTAAAACTAAAAAGTTTGTAGAGGAAATTTTTGATGGAGAAGAATTATGGACACCTTCTATATTATCTCTAGATAATACAGAAAAAAGTAATTATTTAGATTCTTTTTCTAATCAGGCTCAAATGATTCATAGACATTTAGATGGTTCTGATATAGGAATGAATTCACCAACTGTATGTTATAATTTATACGCATTATATGCAGATGATGTAGTCGATGGAAATAAAACTTATGTGATGACTGGTAAATGTAATAGGTTTGAAGAAGGCGAATTACATGATTTGACGAGGTTAATACAATTTACTGGTCAAGAGATTGTACATATAGGTAGTTATGATTATGTAGAGGATTGTTTTGTAAAATCGGTGAATTATGTAAAAAAAATATTTGATTATTTAGAATTAGATTATAAATTCGAAGTCGCGAATGATCCTTTTTTTGGTGCAAAATCTGAAGTTAAAAAACGAGCTCAACGAGTCAATGGGTCTAAAATAGAATATAAGTTATATTTTCCAAATGAAGATAAATATCTCCCAGTAGGATCATTTAATTTTGTAGGTAATGCTTTTCATGATAGATTTAATATAAAAAATACTCAAACAGAGGATGTTGCTTCTGGTTGTTGGGGGTGGGGATTAGAAAGATTTATTTATGCATTGATAAGTCAAAAAGGAGAAAATGTTATTTTTAATTATCCTATTACGTTAGATGAAGATAAAAAACATGGATATAAGAATGTTATAGAGAATGAAGAAGGTTGGTACAGACTAGGTAAAGAAAACTGGTGGTTCGCTAAAAATAATATGGAAAACTATAAAGATATAGATGTAGATTTTAAAGATATCAAATTTGAAGTTATTACTGATTTAGATTCTTTAGATAGACGTAAAGTTGAAATTATATTGGGATTGAAGGAATGTAATAAAGATATAGGTTGGAAGTATAATTGGACATGGAAAGATGCGGAGAATAGAATAAAAGATGGACATATTTTAAAAGCAGCATTTCATAATGGAATGGCAATTCATTGGGATTGGTATTTTACTAATAGTTTTATAATAAAAGATCACGATTCTTGGAGTGCCGTAGTTAATAAGTTACCTAAAGATTATCATTATTCAGCACATTGGTATTGTCATCCAAAATATAGAAGTAATAGAAAATATCCTACATTTATAAAAGATTTTATTTCAGCTTCATATAATTGGAGTTATAATAATGGTTACACTACTGATGTAAATTATCAAGATGGTTGGAATTGGAAATCTTTAAAGATTGTGAAAAAGATGGGACACGTTGGTTCTAATTGGATAGAAGAATTTGGTGAAATAAATGAATTATGAAAATATCGTTTTATCGAATCTTAATATTTATCTTGACAATTATGAAAATGTATTTGGACATTCACACAGACCACTTGATTTAAATACAGAAAGATATAAAAAAAATATAGCATTTTTTGGATGTTCTCTCACATATGGTGAAGGAGTAAAAAATGAAGATACTTATCCTTCACAAATCCAAAAACTATCTAATGATGAATTCAATTGTTTGAATTTTGGAGTTCCAGGTGGGAGTATAGATTTAGCTTATGTCATTTACAATAAAGTTATAAAGAAACTTGATATAGATTGTGTAGTTATTCAATGGCCAAATTTTGACAGAAGAATGTATTTTAATGAAGGTGAATATGTTGGATATTATCCAAATGATGGAAAGGATATAACAAAACCTTTTAGTAAAATTGCTGATTGGGATTATGTTATTAGTAGAAATTTATCTAATTTACAAGTGATAAATTCATTTAAAAAAGTTTATAATTTATCACCGAAGATTGGACACGAACAAAGAGAGTTATTTGAATTATATAATATTGATAATATTTTAAAGTTTCCATTCTATTTAGATACTGAAAATAAATACAGACTTAAAGACGGCCATCCAAATGAATTATGGTATGATAATTATTCGAAATATTTGTATAAGGAATTAATAAGAGATGAATGACAATGTTATAGCGTTTGGTTGTTCATTTACTTTCGGTGATGAATTAGATGATTTACCAAATTGGTATGAAGATATGGAAGATGAGAGAAATTTTATGCCACTTAAATTAAAATATCATAAACCATCTAAAAAAAGTTATCCATATATTCTTGGGAATTTATTAAGTTGTAAAGTTGAAAATTATGGTTGGAGAGGTGGTAGTAACGATAGAATCTTCAGAACATTTTTTGATCATATTTTGAACAATAAAAAGAAAAGTATTTATGTAATTCAATGGACATTTTCACATAGAACCGAAATTTGGTCTAACAAAGGTGGATTCTATAGTGGAATAACACTTAATTTGATTGAAGAAGATAAAAATGCTAAAGAGTATTATGAAGAATATTATGATGAAAATGATGTTAAACGTAGATTAGTGAGATATATGTGGTCGGTAGATGCTATATGTAAAGAATTTAATCAAAAGTTGTATCAATTTCATCCAATTGCAGATGAACAAATAGAAAATGAATTACCAAAGTCAGTTTTAGATACAAAGAAAATTTTAGAATTAGTAGATGGAAAAATACATCCTACTGAGCAAGGACATAAAAATTTAGCAAAATATATAAGAAGTTTAATATGAATTATAGAATTTCAGATTATCCATCTAATACGATTTGTAAATGGACAACTGCCGATTCTTTGGAGTTATTTGAGAAAAATACTATTAAGTATGGTAATGATAATAAATCAATAAGACATTATAAAGAAAATCCAATAAAATATAGTTTTAACAATTATGGATTCAGGACACCAGATGATTTTAATGAAGTAGATGAAGGTAATGTTTTTCTTGGGGATAGTAATACAATGGGTACTGGACATCATTTAGAAAATACCTGGTCATATAAAATAAATCAAGATGTAGGTGGAAAGTTTTGGAATCTTAGTCAAGGTGGACATGGCATACAGACTGATTATAGATTATTATATGGATGGAAAGATCATTTAAAGATAAAAAATATATTTCATTTTACTATTAATCACTCTAGATTTGAGTTTTTTAACAAAAGTGAATTACTTCAAATGAATAATTGGAGTGAGTTCAAACATAAAGATTTTTATTTAGATTTTCTTTGTGATGAAGGATATTGTGAATTTATAGAGGAAACTTATATTAATGCTATTAAAGGATTGTCAAAGGAAATTGGATGTAATTATTATTATGTAAAATTAGCGGAATCATTTTATGACTATGATAAATCTACAGATGATTCATTGGAGGCACGAGATTTATCACACATGACGGTTAAATATCAAAATTGTATTTATGAAAAGTTTAAGGAGTTAAATGTTAAATAATTTATTAATTGTTGCACATCCAGATGATGAGACAATTTTTGCAGGAAATTCATTATTGACTTATGGATTTATTCATAAAGTTATTTGTGTCACTAATGGAGATAATACAGTTAGAAGGTCTGAGTTTGAAAGTGTAATGAAAAGAGTAAAGGTAGATTATGAAATATGGAATTTTCATGATGAATGGAAAGTGGATTTAGATACAGAAGGTATTAGAAAGAAGTTACATAAAACATTAAGAGAGGAAAATTGGAATATGGTTTTAACTCATAATGAAGTTGGTGATAATAATTATGAACATCCACATCATAGACAAGTTTTTGAGTGTGTAGAGAAAGAAATTCCAGATTTGGATAACTTATATTGTTTTGATAATCACGGAAAAGGTTTAAGTTTGGATGAGGTTAAACAAAAATTAAAATTGTTAAATTATTATAAAAGTCAAATGAAAGAACTTGGGATAATATATTTACCTATGTTAGAAGGTTATTTCTATAATGAATCTTTTATAAAGTATCAAAAGTAATGATATTTATTAATATATAGCGACCATTACTTGGAGAATTAAATATGAAAAGTACAGTAGTTAGTTTTGATTGGATCGCGTCAAGTGGATCACTAAAATTAACAGAAATAAATACAGATGTAAGTTTGGGTGGATATAGCCGTCCAGAATATGGAGTAGATTTTGACGCTCTGGCACAGTATTGCTCAGATCAAAGTTTAACAGAAGTTAAAGTACATCACTCCGATCAAGCATATTATACAATAGATTGGATTTCTAATAGTATAACATCTATATCAAATGAAGTCTTTGCAAAACTTTCATCAAGTCTTGCTACGCACGATATTTCTGCTTCAATATACCTAGATGAAAATAATTATGAGGATGGGTTAGATGAAATAGATAGTGGTACTACATTGGATTTGAGAGTAACTAGTTGTATAAATAGTAAATTAGATTATCATGCAGTTGATAAAGAAAATTTCGTAGATTTTGCAAATGGTATTGGTAGTGGAAGTTTACTGTCAGAAGTAGGATCATCTCAAATTACATCTAATAATGCTACAGGAGTTCCAGATTTTGTTTGGAAAGTACCCACTATGGATAGTGGAACTGGTTTATCATTTTATGAGTCTAGTGATAATAATAGTACTATATCCTCGTCAAAAGAGGGCGTAGCATTTGTTGAAAAATATTATCCACCTGATAATGATAAATGGGGATATTTTGCAGGAGATATTAGTTATAAAGTAGTATTGACGGAAGATGGTACCGTGATTCCAATTAGTAGTCATAGAAGTGAAGGTGAGAGAGTAGTTTCATTTAGTAGAGTATCAGAAGAAGATTACTCTAATAAAGATTTGGTATTACGGCCTAAATTAATACTTGCTGGTGTTTGTGGTGAGAGTACAGATATAACATTGGTAGATGGTAGTACAAAAACACCATTACAAATACATTCATCAAGTATTTCTGATAATTCAGATAGTGTTAAAACTGTACAAATTGATGATTTAAATTTGGATTCGTTTGAATATAATACACCAAGTACTAGACAAGGATCTTATACATTATATACAGGTAGTTTTAATTTTACAACTGGAAGTAACCACTTTATGTTTATTCCAAAATATAGTGAAAATTGTGTAACTATTGATAGTACTGTTTTTGATGGAGAAACATTAATACCAGTTGAGATGCTTTCAGATAGTGGAAGTACTTGGCAAATAAAGAAGGCATCTGATGTAGTTGTAGGTGATAAATATTTAAGTTCAAGTATGGATAAGGGAACTGTAGGTAGTGTGGGTGATGCATCAAATCAAGTATTAGTACATCCATCAAGTACAAATCCTAAAAGTGATAATAGTGATATGTATTTTCAACGTAGTATGTTTTGTGGTGATATATTGACTTTAGCAGAAAATAAATTTTATACCATAAGTGAACCACACATTGGAGATAAGTTTGCCACTACAAGTGCTTCAAACGCTGAGAAAAATTCTTATGTTTCTACTTCAAATCAACAATGGGCATTATTGAATCATAATAGTGTAAGTGGAACTACATATAATTGGTCTAATTATAGTACCAACGTAGCACAGTATACTGAGAATATATTAACTCAAATGGTAGCATCATTCAGTTCTTCTTTGTGGGAGTATTAAATAAAAAAAGGTTGTAAGTGGATTACATTAGAGATAATAAAGATAAACCATTCATATATAAAAAACCATTTGATTATACTGTAGAAATACATTTAACTCATATGTGCAATTTTTTTTGTAGTGGGTGTAGTCATTATTCCAATTATAAACTTAATGGTTATTTATCTACTGAAAGATTTAAACATTATCTTGAAACTTGGAGTGATAAATTTAATAAATTACCGTTGGAATTTCGTTTACTCGGTGGAGAGCCAACTCTACATAGAAATTTAGTTGAGCTTATTGAGTTATCAAGAAAGTATATGCCTGATAATAATATTCTACTTTTTACAAACGGAACTTATTTACATAAACATAAAAATTTAAAAGATGTTTTAATTGATAATAAAATAGTTTTAAAATTAACAGATCATTCACAAGAAAAAAAGTATCGTGATAAAATAGATCCAATTAGAGAAATATTATTAAAGTGGTCAGATGAAGGATTAGATTATCGTTCATATGATTATTCAACCGATTTTGGTTTTTCATCTGAAGCTACGGATAAAGGTGGTGGTAGGGGAGATAATACAAGTATTTGGAGAAAGCAATATAAAGGAGATGGCGTAACCATGAGACCTTTTGAAGATAACGAACCAAAAAAGAGCTATGAAATTTGTTGTTGTAGTTGGGCAAAGGGTGGGATAGCAAATATTCAGTTGTATGAAAATAAATTATGGAAATGTCAACATATTGCATATTTAAAAGATGTTTTAACAAAATTTGGATTACAGACACATCCAAAATGGACACCATACCTTAAATATAAACCTTTAAGTAGTAATGTAACATTTGATGAGATGGTTAGTTGGATGAAAAGAGAAGAAGAAGATGTTTGTAATATGTGTCCTGCTTATGATGACAAACGAGAAACGGTTTTAGATAAAGATGTATTTGGAGAACGAAGATATGCATAATATTTTTTGGTGTGGTGGCATCGATTCCACTTATTTGGTTTGTAAGCATTTGATTATAAATAAAGAACCAATTGAGACTTATTATTTAAATTTTGAATGTGATGGTTATTATAAACCTTTTCCACTAGGCAGAGATAGTAAAGAGGTAGAAGTTAAAGTTATGGAAAAGTTAAGGGAAATGATAATTAAACAATTTCCTTATACTGAAAAGTTATTTCCACCAACAATAATGATAGATGAATTTCCAATAAATAAAGAAATATATAAGAAACTTAAATTTTTACATGAAGAACATCAATATAGATATAGGATAATATCACAAGAGTTATATATGATACAATATTCATTGGATGAGAATAAAATATTTGAATATTCTCTTGAAGATGGAATGTCCCTTGGAGTGGACGTAGGATATTTACCGACTGCAAAATTATTAAAAGAAAATTTCACAGAAGATTTTACAATATCAACAGAAAAAATTCCTGAGTTGGAAATTTTAAAAAATTTACATCTTCCACTGTTTGAAACTTGGAGAAAGGATATGGTTGAAGAATCAAGAAAATATGATTTTACAAATATACTAGAGAATACTTGGTCTTGTAGGTGGCCAAAATCTAATGGAGATATTTGTGGAAAATTAGAGAAAAATGGGGATGGTTTTGATTGTACACATTTTATGTATGTTGAATTTGATAAACAACCTCAGTCAGAGATTGAAGAAGGATTTGTACGTTATTATAAAGATAATGAGTACGAAATTATTAAAAGAAAAATAAATTATCACGATATATTAAATGATTAAAGATTATATAGTAAGTTTATTGATGGGATTTTCAGCAGGAGTTCCATTATTGATGACACTTTCTATTCTACAGGCCTGGATGAAAGACTTTGGAATAGATTTGTCTATGATTGGTATATTTGGATTGGTGGGATTACCATATTCATTGAAGTTTACTTGGGCTCCATTTTTGGATAGATTCTCATTACCATTTTTAGGTAGAAGAAGGGGTTGGTTATTATTAAGTCAAATTTTTATAATTTTAACTATGGTTGGAATATATTCGATTGATATTTCCACTCAATTAATTCCTTTGGGAATGCTGTGTTTAATGTTATCATTCTTTTCTGCAACACAGGATATATTAGTAGATGCATATAGAAGAGAAAATGTGTCAGAACAACATTTACCTATGTCATCATCTTTATATGTTATTGGATATAGAGTTGGTATGGCAATAGTGGGTTCGTTGGGATTTATTTTATCTGATTATATGACATTTAATTTTGTATTTTTATGTTTATCGAGTTTAATGGGTGTTGGTATTATTACTACATTATTTTGTGATGAAGGTGATTATGTGGTTAAAGAAAGAGAATCAATAATAGAACCATTGTTAGATTATTTTCGTAAAAATAAAGCCATAGTTATATTATTATTTCTTTTTATGTATAAAATTGGTGATATGTTAGCATTTTTTATGGGAACACCATATTATATGGATTTGGGATATACAAAATCTCAGATTGGATATATTAAATTTATTTCTACTTGGATGATTTTATTTGGAAGTTTTGTTGGTGGGGTTTTAATGGTCAAGTATAATAATATAATGAAAGGATTATTTTATTTTGGTTTGTTACAAATGATATCCACATTTGGATATGTTATATTGGGTTGGGTAGAGCCGAGTCTTGTTTCACTTGGTATAATGTGGTCATTTGAAACCTTTTGTGCAGGATTAGGTATGTCAGTATTTATATCATATATTGCGTTACTTACTAATGTAAAGTTTACAGGAACACAATATGCCTTGTTGTCAAGTTTTGTTGCGATACCAAGAACTTTGTTTACTTCACAAACAGGATTTTTAGTAGAGTCAATAGGTTGGGAATATTATTTTATATTTTGTACTTTACTTGCTATACCTGGATTAATATTACTGAAGTATTTAGATGAGTAACTACATAGTAAAAACAATCTTTACCAAAAAAGAATGTGATAAAATTCTTGAAATGGATAGAAGTTTTGTTAACAGATTTTATCATACTAATACATCATTTAAAAAAACATGGTTAAATGGAACACTTAGACCAGCAGAAGATAATATTTTAGATGAGGTAGTAAACGCTGAAGATTGGGTGTATGATAGACTAATGGAAAATAAGGACATAGGAAATTTTGCAACTTGTGAAGGATTATGGCCGTTAATTTTTAAAGAGTATCAAGTAGGTGATGAGATTGGAATGCATTTTGATAATGCTTTTGGTATAAGGAGAGTGACAGTTTCTATATGTTTAAATGAGGATTATGAGGGTGGGTTTTTACAATTTCCAAGTTGGAAATTTGATATGGATACTGGAAAAGATAATTTTAAAATAGTAGATGTAAAATTAAAAGTAGGACAAATGGTACAATTTCCGTTAATGTTATTACATAGGATTGCACCAATTACAAAGGGTGTTAGAAAGCAATTGGTAACTTGGTATTCGGGAGAAGTTTTAAATTGGTAGATTTAAATGATTGAAATAAGTGAATCAGTAATAGTTACAAAAGTTTTTAGTGAATCAGAATGTCTTAAAGTGTTTGATTCTAAAGGCGAATTTGTTACAAGCCCACAAGATCAACAAGATGATGGAAAATATATAATTGTTCCAGATGAAAGTGATTATACTTTTGGTCATACTAATTTTCCATATTGGCATGTAGAATTTTCAGATGAAAACGAATGGTTTGTTAAAAAATTGAGAGAACACGTTACAGAGATAAATGATAAATTTTTTAAATTTAAAAATAATGGTTTGTGGAATATGGGAATAAAGGAATATTCCGATCATCCAGACCATAATAATAGTTGTTCATGGCATTTTGATGATATGAGTAGAGGTAAAAGGTTAGGATGTTCAACTACATTACATAATGCTATTGAAGGTGGGGAATTTGAAATTTTTAATGGTGAAAAAGTATCTATAGATATAAAAGTGGGTGAAGTTGTAGTATTTCCTACTTGGCTTTTCCATAGAGTTAGCCCAGTACTTAAAGGAAAACGACTTTCACTGATCACTTGGATGAAGGGAGATCCCATTGATTTTTAGGGTAGCGATATGATAAGTATAATATTTCATGATGTATTTAGTAGATTTCCAGAAGGAGTTGCTCATGAAGATGAGGGAAAAGTTTTGTCCTACGAAGATTTTGGAAGAACAGCAAAATATTTGAAACAAAATAATATAGATTCATTTTCAGAAAATTTACCAGATGATTTAAAAGATAGAGGGGTGTATTGTTCTTCTAAATATGATAAAGTTATAGTAGTATCTCGTTCAATTGTGGTAGAGCAAATGTTATATAGTTTAGTTCAAAGTAATGTTTATTATTATGGAGGACTTGCTATAACTAAAAATGTTGTTTTAGATTTTTTAAAAAGAAAGGGATTTAATGTACCAGATTTCGTTGTTAGTCCATCTACAAGAGAAGAGTTATTTGATAAGTTAGGTGATGATATTGTTGCAAAACCTATTGAGTATCTTACCCAGAAGGGTAAACTTGTACATAGAATATCTCAAAGTACAAAAAATATAGATTTAAATAGGTGGTTATTTCAAAAGTATGTAGGTAAAAAGATACAACCTTCATGGACACCTAGAGTTAACAGTTTATTTGGAAAAAATATTTCATATCATTCTAGTAAGTATTCTATAGCTGAGAATGAATCTTATGATAAAATTTCTAAACTTGAATATTATGCCAAAGCATGGTTAGAGGGTGCTAAATTTTTAACTACAAAGGTTGATGATGAAATATTAGATATATCGAAAAAAGTGTCAAAAGAACTTACTACACATTTTAGATGTGGAATTATTGGTATAGATTTTGTAACTGATGATTTTAATATTCCCTGGATAGTAGAATGTAATTCTTCTAATGTTAGTTTACGGTCAGGAAAAAGTGTAGGATATCCAAAACGACTCCAAGCAGTAGTTGATAAATTGGACTTAGACTATAAACCAGTTGATTCAATTTTAAATACACCTAAATTAATATCAGAAGCTTGTGTAAATTTTATTGAGAATTTGATATGAAAAAATTAAATAAAATATATGATTTAGAAAAACTACAAATAGATAGAAAGTTTGTAGAAGAAAGATTTAAGTATGAGGATGGTGCTTTTGGACATTGTATATCATTACCGAGTATTTATGAGATAGCAGAATCACATAAAGAGCATCATAATAATGTACCATTGAGGGGAGTGTTAGATTATACACCATATTTCAAAGAAATTTTTGATAGTTTTGAAACAGAGATAACTGGATTTAGATTGTTGAGAAGAAAAGCACATTCATCTTATGGATTACATGAAGATACTGATATTGGTGAGGATGTAAAAAGAGTTCAAATACCCATTATTACAAATGATGATTGTTGGTTGGCGGCAACGGATTTAGATTATATACCAGAAGATATTAGATTACTCTATGAAAAAGATGGAATAAAGAATGGTATCAACTGGACGGATGAAGTTCCTTATGATAAAGATGGTACTGCATTCAAGAACTTTAAAGAAAGATTTAAAGGACTCTATACATTGGTGCAATTCAAACCTGGAGTAATGTATCACGTTACATTTGCGAAGAAAATACATGGTTTATTTAATGAAGGTGATACAGATAGAATTACATTATTAATTGATGTAAAGGTAAATGATTGGTTGCTAGAATTTATTGAAGGGTTTGAATATTTTTAAACTATTTATTTAAAAGGTTACATTACATGAAAACAAAATCATTATTTGATCATATAAATCATATTACACAAAAACAAACAAAAGGTTATTGGGATTCACTAAACGAAACAGAGAAAAAGCAGTGGTCTAATTATATGATACATAGGTTTTTATCTATGAAGATGGAATGGGCAGATTTTGTAAATGAGATTCAAAAATTAAATCTTAAACCTAAACAACTTTATTTAGTATATTCTAACGTATTACCAAAAGGTAAACAATATTTAAAATATATTAAGAAGAAGAAGGGTACTATTTATAATACACAAGTCATTCAGAAAATTTCGGAATACTTTCAAATCAGTCAAACAGAATCAGAAGATTATTTAAATTTGTTATCAAAAGATAAAATTAGAGAATTGATTTCTCTATATGGTTACACAAGTAAAGAATTAAAACAAATGGGATTATAAAATGAAAAAAGCAAAAGTTATAAGAGAAGCTAGTACAAGAAAAGGCTTAGAAGTGCCAGCATCATATGGTACTGGAATCACGGATAAAGGTATAGTTACTATGATGGAAGAAGAATGGCCTCAGATGACTGCGGAGTTTCGTAGATTACAGAGGGCACAATACGAATTGTTCTTATTTAAGCAGCATGATTATGGACCAGGAAATATTTCGGTAGGTTCACAATTACAAACACCCGAAGAAGTAAAGTTATCATTAACAGGTTTATGGTTTAGAATGAATGATAAGATACAACGATTAAAAACTTTGTTGATGGGTGATAGAGAAGCCGCAGTAAATGGTGAACCTATGGAAGATGCATTTCTTGATGTATCCAATTATGGTATTATGGCAACAATCGTAAAAAATGGAAAATGGGGTAAGTAATTTGCCAGATAAATTAAAAGTTAGTTATTCACAATATTCTATGTGGTCTCAATGTCCTCATAGATGGAAATTAAATTACATTGATAGAATGTCTACCTTTACTGATAATATTCATACTTTATTTGGTACATCTATGCATGAAGTTATGCAGTTTTGGGTTAAGACTATCTATGAGGTTTCTGCTAAAGCTGCAAATGAGTTAGATTTAAATAATATGTTGTTGGCTAAAATGAAAAAATTATATTCTGACCTTATGAAGGTAGAAGGGTCAGAGCACTTTACTACACCTGATCAATTAACAGAGTTTTGGCAAGATGGGTGTGCAATTTTAGATTTTTTAAAGAAAAGGCGTGGAGATTATTTTTCTAAAAAGGGATGGGTTTTAAAAGGTATTGAAACTGAATTGGATTATCCACTTACAGATCAAGTAGGTTTTAGAGGATTTATAGATTTGGTACTTGAAAATACGATAAATCAGAAAATTAAAATTATAGATATTAAGACTTCTACAATGGGTTGGAATAAGTGGGCTAAAACAGATAAGAACAAAACAGATCAATTGTTGTTGTATAAACAGTTTTATTCAAAACAGTTTGATATACCAATGGATAAAATTAATGTAGAATATTTTATAGTTAAAAGAAAGTTATATGAAAAAGTAGAATGGCCTCAGAAAAGGGTACAGTCTTTTATACCAGCAAATGGGACTCCATCTATTAATAAAGTTTTAAATAATTTAAGTAATTTTTTGGAAGATGGATTTGAGGGGAATACTCATAAACATAAAGATTATTTAAAAAATGCAAGTAAAAAAACTTGTAGGTTTTGTGAATTTAATCAAACTGAACATTGTGATATGGGAGTTAAATAATGGAACGTAGACACCAGAATAGAGTAACATTGCGGATGTATTTACCAGATTTTATACAAAATTTAGATAGTAATGTTGACGAATTACAAAAACTTTATAATGAAAATCATATGGCTATAACTTTATATTTGTGGTATGATAAAAATGATACTATTGATTTGGATGTTTTAAAAGAATTTATCAAAACCTGGGAATCTAAAAAATATTTTAGAACTATTATTAAAAGTAATTTTACAAATTTTTATCGTGAGTTTATATGGTTTGATATAATACCATTAAAATATAAAGATAAGAGTTCACAAGTTAGGTTTTCATTTAGTTATCACAATAGCTCTCAACTGAGTGAGGGTCTTAAACATTTTGGTGAAATTTTAAGTTTTACAAATTCTACAAGACCAAAAAAGGTACAAAAAAGGACAGATCATAGTTATAATGAAAATAGCGATAGTCGGTAGTAGGAAATACGATAATAAAATAAAAATAAAAGAGTTTATTTTCCAATGTAAAGAACAATTTGGAGATAAATTAGAAATAGTTAGTGGTGGATGTAAATATGGGGCAGATAAACATGCTAAACAGGTATCAATGGAGTTGGATTTAAGATATGTAGAATTTCCACCAGCACATTTTCCACATAATCAATATTGTGTTAGAGAAGCTTTTAATTATGGGAAACCTTATGCGGTATGGCATTATTTTGAAAGGAACGAGGAGATAGCAGACTATAGTGATATGGTTGTAGGTTTTATACCAGAGGGAGTTAAATCTAATGGAACCAACAATACATTAAAACACGCTGAAAAATTTAACAAAAAGGTTATTATTATAAATTAAGTATATATTTATATATATGTATATATGGGATAAGAAATGATTATGGATGAATTAAAATTAACATCAGTAAAAATTTTAGCAAGCCTACATAAAAGATTTAAAAGGTTTTGCTTAGAGGATGAGTTTACACTTCAAAAACTGGTTAATAGATCGTTAGATTTATATACCACAGATGGGGAGTTTAAAAAGAAAATAGATGGTTATCAAGAATTAGAAAATTCAGGAAGTATGATATGAGTAGAAAAAAGATTTTACTTTTGTCGGATGATTTGAGAATGTCATCTGGGGTTGGTTGTGTTTCGAAAGAGTTTGTTTTAGGTACTGTTGGACATTATGACTGGGTTCAGATAGGGGGAGCTATTAAACACCCAGATAAAGGTAAGGTATTTGATATGAAGGATGAGATTAAATCTCTACAACCAGAAATTGAAAATCCATACTTGATGATTTATCCAACAGATGGTTATGGTGATCAAGAATTAGTTAGGGCATTAATAAGGAGAGAAAAACCAGACGCAATTATGATTTATACAGACCCAAGATTTTGGGTTTGGTTATATCAAATGGAACATGAAATTCGGTCTAATATACCGATTTTTTATTATAATATATGGGATGATTTACCGTATCCAATGTGGAATGAACCTTATTATGAATCGTGTGATTTGATTATGAATATATCTAAACAAACTGTAAATATTGTTAATAATGTTTGGCATCAAGAACCACCTGAAGATTGGCAAGTAACTTATGTTCCGCATGGAATAAATCAAGATGTTTTTAAACCTTTACCGATAGATGATGAAGGGTATAAAAATTTTATGAAAGATAGTAAGCATCCAGTTGAAGATTATGAATTTGTAGTATTTTATAACGCTAGAAATATTCGTAGAAAATTACCAGGTGATATTGTATTGGCATTTAGTAAATTTGTAGATATGCTTCCAGAAGAAAAGAGAGATAAATGTTTGTTGTTAATGCACACAAATCCAATTGATGAGAATGGAACTGACTTGATGGCGGTAGCTGATGCCGTAGCTAAAGGAAAAAATGTAAAATTCTCTGATGGCAAAATAACACCAGCACAATTAAATTATTTATATAATTTTGCAGATGTTACATTGCTTATTTCTTCAAACGAAGGATTTGGATTAAGTACTGCGGAATCAGTAATGGCAGGTACTCCAATGATTGTGAATGTTACTGGTGGAATGCAAGACCAATGTGGATTTAGACTTGATGGTAAATTATTGACAGAAGAAGATTATGCAGAAATACATTCTTTACACGATGCGAAGAAGTGGAAAGATAATCCACGACTTACACATGGTAGTTGGACAAAACCAATATGGCCTACTAATCGCTCACTACAAGGTTCACCACCTACACCATATATTTTTGACGATAGACCAAGTTTTGAAGATGTTGCTGAAAGATTATATGAATGGTATCAGACACCAAAAGAAGATAGAGATAAGGCTGGATTAGAAGGTAGAGAGTGGATGTTGAGAGAAGATACTTGTCTTTCAGCTAAGAGAATGAGTGAGAGATTTATAGAGGATATGGATAGGTGTTTTGAGAAATGGACACCAAGAAAACAATTTAAGTTATATGAGGCATAAATGAGTGATTATAATGGTTTTAGTTTTGATTTAGAAGGTAATGGTAAGAAAATAACTAAAGATAGAGTAGATAAAGTTCTTGAATTTACAGAAGATTCTAATGAATGGAATGTAATAGGGGAAGTATTAGAGGTTGAAGATGGTAATATTATTCTTATGGGAGATAATGAGGACCCATGGAGATATAATTATGCCAATGAAGTTTTGTTTCTTATTAAAAAATTACAAGAAGAATTAGATTTTACTTTCAAGGGAGAGTTTGTGTGGATGTCAGACGACTATCAAAATAGTTATACAGATACATATACATTTGATGGTAGTGGAGATTATGAAGAAGAATTTGAAGAGGAAGAGCATGAGTGGTACGAAGATGAGTAAACCAGTATGTTTAGTTACAGCACCTGTAGCTACGAGAAGTGGATATGGAGCACATTCGAGAGATATAATACATTCACTTATTGATTTAGATTTATATGATGTAAAGATAATGCCAGTTCGGTGGGGATCAACACCACAAAATGCATTGGATGAGAATAATCCAGAAGATAAAAAAATACTGGATAGATTTTTACCAGAACCTACTTTACCAGATCAACCAGAATTACATATTCATATTGTAGTTCCAAATGAATTTCAGACATGGGGAAAATATAATATAGGTATAACTGCAGGAGCGGAATTTACCGCAGTAAGACCTGAATGGATAGAAGGATTAAATAGGATGGATTTAAATATAGTACCATCTGAATTTACTAAGGAAGGGATTGTTTCAACTAAATTTGATAAGTCTAATGAACAAACTAAAGAAAAAGTTGGTGAATTAACAAATGAAAAACCAATAGAAGTTTTGTTTGAGGGTTATAATGAAAATATTTATGGAAAAGTTACCTCTGATGATTTATTAAACGAGGAATTATCAAAAATTAAGGAAAATTTTTGTTATTTTTTCACAGGACATTGGCTGCAAGGTAATTTGGGTAATGATAGAAAAGATGTTGGAGCTATGATTAAGATATTTTATGAAGCTTTTGGTAGAAAGTTAAATAAACCAGCTTTAATTTTGAAAACTACTGGTGCTACTCCATCAGTACTTGATAGGTATGAGATTTTAGGTAAAATTGAACAAATTAAAAAACAATTTCCAGGACAGAAGTTACCACCAGTGTATTTATTACATGGAGATTTGACAGATGATCAGATGAATTCATTATATAACCATCCGAAAGTAAAAGCTATGGTTATGCTTACACACGGGGAGGGATTTGGAAGACCTATTTTAGAATTTTCAACTACTGGTAAGCCTATGTTGGTTAGTAATTGGAGTGGTCATTTGGATTTCCTTAAAAAAGATGCAGTTACTTTAATTAAAGGAAGATTAACAGAAGTTCCAAGAGATGCATTTCCAGATAATATACTTCAAGAAGGAGCTCGATGGTTTACTTGTGATTATGGTACGGTTAAACGAGAGTTGATTAATTGTCATAAACAGTTTAAAAAATATAGTAAAAAATCACAAAGACAGAAAATATATGCTAGAAATTTTACTAGACAGAAAATGACAGAAAAATTAGGAATGATTCTTGATAAATACGTTCCTGAATTTCCAAAGGCAGTTACTATGAATTTACCTAAACTTAAAAAGGTGGATGGTACAACCATGGCTACAGAACCAACTCAAATAAAACTTCCAAAGCTAAAAAAGGTGTAATATGGAAAATAAAATAACTTGTCCAATGTGTTCCGCTGAAAAAATGTGTATAGAAGAAACTCAAGCTGGAAATTCTTCATCATATATATGTTTTAGGTGTGGATATATGTCAGATAGTAGAATGACTGAAGATTCAGAATTTATGGAAAATCATTTAAAAAATACTCCACAAATAGTTATAGAATTAAAACAATATGATATAGAAAGGTCAATTTATTGGTATCCTACCGTAATAAATGTACCAGATAAAGGAGTTATATTTCCAAAAGAAGAAGTTGATACTTATAGATGGACAGCAGCTAAATATATTGAATCTAAAAAAGAAGGATATGAAGTTGAATTAGATATGGATAACGCAAAAGAATATAATGCTACTAATTTCTATAATGCTTTACAATATATAGGAGTAGTAGTAGAGGGAGATACTGTTGAAAGTAATCACGCAATGGCCTAGAGTAAAATCTGGAGATATAATTTCATTTAAATATAAGAATGAACGTAGTGGTAGAACTTTGACACATTCTATTTTAGTATTGGCTAAAGATATAAAAGTACCAACTAAATCAGGTGATAAAAGATTTTTGATTGGATTAAAAATAGAAGAAAGCAATAGACCAGTAGTTCCTAAAGATACTATTGAAAAGTTTTTGTTTGAGGTGGGAGAGATTAAATTAGTAGACCCAATAAATAAAATTTATGGGTTGGACATGGAAACAAAAGGTAGTGTGGGAGAAGTACAACTGAAAAGGTTATGGAGAGATTTAAAACCTTTAAATAGATCTAATAATCTATATAGAACTTATGATTATTTGAAAGCTAGAAAAGCGGCAGTTTATAAAGAACCAATAAAATTATCAAATACAGTAAAGGAAGCGTTAGAAGAAAAGTTTAAATATGAAAGTTAGTTACGCAATTACAGTATGTAATGAAGAAGAAGAGTTACAAAAATTAGTTACATTTTTATTAAAACACAAAGAGTTACAAGACGAAATAGTAATTACATATGATTCTAAAAATGGTTCTAAAGGAGTTGAGGAATATCTAAGAAGTCATTCAGTTAATGGAGAATTTAGTTGGCATCCATTTGAGTTTGAAGGAAACTTTTCAGATTTAAAAAATCATACCAAGAAAATGAGTGGTGGAGATTATATACTACATTTAGATGCAGATGAAATTCCACACGAAATATTAATGGAACAAATACATACTATATTGGAAATGAATGATGTTGATTTGGTTTGGATACCAAGAGTAAATACAGTAGAAGGTTTGACAGAGGAGTGGGTACAAAAGTGGGGTTGGAGAGTTACAGAAAAAGGTTGGGTGAATTATCCAGATTATCAAGCAAGAATATTTAGAAATAGTGATGAAATACATTGGGTAGGTAAAGTACATGAAAGAATAAATGGTTGTAAGACTTATTCACATTTACCACCACACGAAGAATTATCTTTATATCACCCAAAGACAATTGACAAACAAGTGAAACAGAATGAGTTATATGAAGGGTTGATGAAATGAAAACATATGTTATAGCAGAGATTGGTATAAATCACAATGGAGATATGAATGCAGCTAAACTATTAATAGATATTGCATCAGTCGCAGGATGTGATTCAGTTAAGTTTCAAAAAAGAAATCCCGATGTATGTGTCCCTGAAAAAGAAAAATCTAAAATAAGAGAAACGCCGTGGGGTGAAATGACTTATTTGGAATACAAATATAAAGTAGAGTTTGGTAAAGAAGAATATGATGAGATAGATAGGTATTGTAAAGAAAGAGATATTGATTGGTCGGCATCACCCTGGGATATGGATAGTTTAGAATTTTTAATGCAGTATGATGTACCATACATAAAAATTCCATCAGCTATGTTGACTAATGATGAATTATTAATTGCAGCAAGAGATACAGGTAAGAAAGTAATTCTTAGTACTGGTATGAGTACTGTAGAAGAAATAGATCATGCGGTAGTTTTATTAAAGTCAGCAATTACTGTAGAGCCATATTATGAATTAGCGGGAAATATAGTTTTATTACATTGTAATTCTACTTATCCTGCGCCAATAGAAGAATTGAATTTAAGCGCAATTAAAACACTTAAAGAGAGATATAATTGTGCGGTGGGATATAGTGGACATGAGTTTAGATTAGGGACTTCAGTAGCAGCAGTTTATTTAGGAGCTACTGTTATTGAAAGACATATAACACTTGATAGGTCTATGTGGGGATCTGATCAATTATCTTCTGTAGAACCACAAGGATTATTTAAATTGATGAGTGGGATTAGGGAATTGGAACAAGCTCGGGGTGATGGGACTATAGAGGTTACTAAATCAGAAGAAAAGGTTAGAAAACATTTAAGAGGTTAATTTGTTTGATTTAAATATAGATACAGATAACAGATATGAATTTGAATCTTGGTCTGTAAAAAGTTTACAAAATATGTTTCCTTATTTTGAAAATTTATATTCTGACGGAGAAATTTGTTATTCTAACTTAGAATTTTTAAATAAATTTGAAGATAAAAAGGTTTTATTATTAGCTGGAGGACCATCCACTAATGATGTTAATTGGGAAAATTTAGATTATGATTATATAGTTACTTTGAATCATTTTTTTATGAATAGTAGATTGAGAGATAAAAAGGTAGATTTGGCAGTTGTTGGTGGAGAAGTTGATTTACAATCAGAACAGTTTTTATCTTATGTTTCAGAACATAATCCATATTTATTTTTTGAGATACATAGTAGATGGGATAGTGAATTAGAGTATTGTAAAAGATTATATGAAGAATATACATTGATGGGGTGTTTTCACACTAGATTTTATGGAAAATTAGGTGGGGGTCCTCGTTTATTGTTATTTTTATTATATTTAAAACCAGATACACTTTATTTTGCAGGATTAGATGGATCTAAGCCAATGGTAGAAGAAAACCATGCTTTTGAAGGTAAGAAAAATACATTACCACATGGAGTTGATAGAAATAATGCGGTTAAAGTATTTACGGATGAATATGAAATGTTTTGGGAGTATTTAAAAAAATTAAATTTTAATACATCTTTATATAATTTAGGGGAAGGATTTGATTATAATATGAGTTCTAAATATTCTAAAAGATCTTTCCCATTAACAGAAGAAATTAAAGATTTGATAAGGAGATAATTATGTTTTTTGTTTTTGAAATGGCTAATAATCATATGGGTAGTATTGAACATGGCAAATTGTTAATAAAAACTTTTGGAGATTTGTCAAAGAAGTATGGGATAAATGCAGGTATGAAATTACAATTTAGGAATTTACCTACTTTTATTCATGAAGATTTTAAAGATTCAGATTTAAAATATGTAAAGAGATTTAACGAAACTGTTTTAACAGAACACCAATTTAAAACTTTGTTAGAATGTATGGTTGATAATAATTTTAAAACAGTAGTTACACCATTTGATAACGAGTCTTTACCAATGATTGAAAGATTAGGAGTAGATGTAGTAAAAGTAGCAAGTTGTTCTATAGATGATTGGCCTTTATTGGAAGAAATTAGTGAGGTAAACAAGAAAATTATTATATCTACAGGTGGAGCTGATTTTGATACATTGAGGAAGGTCTACAGGTTATTTAAAAGTAAGGGTAGAGATTTTGCATTCATGCATTGTATAGGAGAATATCCTACACCACATTCTCACGCTAATTTACAACGGATAAGAGATTTAAAATATGAGTTTTCAGATATACAGGTTGGATTTTCTACACATGAACCACCCGCAGAGAAATCTATTGTACCATTGGCGTTAGCGATGGGATGTGAAATAGTTGAAAAACATATTGCAATACCAAATGTAGAAGAAGGTTGGAAACCAAACGAGTATTCTTGTACTCCAGAACAGATAGAGGATTTGTTTAAAGAAATAGTTGAAATGCAGAAGTCAGTTGATGGTAAGTCAGATAATGAAATAAAAGCATTAGCGTCATTAAAGAGAGGAGTTTATCTAAAGAAAGATTTAGAGGGAGGTCATTTATTAACGCCTGATGATTTATATTATGCAATGCCATTACAAGAAAATCAATTAGACGCATCTGATTACCATGAAATTGTAGGAAGTGAGACTAATGGGAAAAAGTTAATTAAAGATTCACCATTGATGAGTTCTGATGTGATAGCACCTTATAAAAAAGTTATTATAGATGAAGTTAGAAAAAAGGTATTGGATTTATTAAAGAGAGCAAATGTAACTATTACTCCAGATGATGAAGTAGAGATTTCATCCCATTATGGACTGGAAAGGTTTGAAGAAGTAGGTTGTTTGATTATCAATAAAATTAATAGAGAGTATTGTAAGAAAATTATTGTTCAATTACCTAATCAGAAACATCCAGTTCATCATCATATTAAGAAAGAAGAAACTTTTGAACTACTATATGGAGATTGTACATTGAATCTTAATGGAAAAGATGTTCCATTAGAAACAGGAAAACCCCTGCTGATTACACGTGGAGTTAATCATTCATTCTCAAGTAAGAATGGTTGTGTTGTAGAGGAAGTTTCTACTACTCATCATTTAAACGATTCCAAATATGAGAATGTGGAAATTAGTGGTTTAGATTTAAGTGATAGAAAAGTTTACATTAAATTATTAGGATAAAATAGTTATGAAATCAATTAGTGATATATGTTTTATAATACAGGCTAGATTAAATTCAACAAGGGTACCACGTAAAATGATAAATCCATTTTCAGATACTACATTGATGGATTTGGGAATACAGAAAGTGTTAGATTCTAAAATTATACCTAAAGAAAATTTTTATTGCTCAGTTTATGAGAAGGAATTGGTAGATTTATGTAACAAGTATGAGGTTAATATATATCATAGGTCAGAGAAATCAGCTAATGCAGAAAGTACGGTAACTGGAATATATGAGTGGCATGATCAACTACCTTATAAATATGTTGTTTTAATTAGTGCGTGTACACCATTGTTGAAAACTGAAACTATTGATGGGTTTGTTGAGAAGTATATTAATTCAGATTCAGATGGATTGTTTGGTGTTATAGGAAAGAAACAATATTATTGGAATGAAGATGGTGATATGATTACAAAATGGCCAGAAGGACTTACTATTATGAATACTAAGATGGTAGAGACCACTTATGAAGCCGCACATACTTTGTATGCATCAAGAATGGATACTATCAAGGATGAAATTTGGATGGGTGATGCACCATTCACCAAAGGAAATCCAGAGTTATTTGAGATGGATGAGTTAGAGGTTTTTGATATTGATTATCCATGGCAATTTGAGGTAGGTGAAGTTTTATATAATAAATTTAAACCACAAAAATTTGAATATAGTGGTGGACATTTGGGTTAAGTGAATACATATAAGGAACATTATCAGCATTGTAGAGAAGTAAACCCAATAGAGGGTGGGGTTTATAATAGTGTATATGATTTGACGGTAGACAATACACTATTTAATTTTGATAACCATATTGAAGTTATAAAAACTATTAGAGAAAAGATTAGTGATAAAATAGATAAGAAGGTTGGATGTTTTAGAGATTCACACGGACATGCTATTAGAGTTAATGATTGGGGAGATATAAAAGAACTTTATACTTTAACTGAATATTTTATGCCAATAATTGAGAAAAACATATTTGGATGTTCAGCCAAGATAGAATTTTTACATCCATATAGAAATATTCCGAATCCAATTGCCTGGCATCATTGGGCATTTGAAAAAGTAGATGAATCGGATCCAAAAGCAGTACAATCATCGTGGAAATGGCATTATGATGATTGTCCTTTAGAATTTATAAAAATGTTTGTAAATTTAAATGAAGTTACTCACGACAGTGGATGTTTAAAGTATATAAAAGATAAAGATGGAACTATTCCAGTTATTCCATCTTATAGAAATGCACCACATGCAGAATCATCTAAATCTCAAGCGTATGTTGCTTCCAGAATACCTTCAAAAGTAGTAAGAAAAAAGTTAGATGAGGGCGGTAAAGTTGTTAATGTAGTTGGAGAACAAGGGAGTTATGCTATTTGTACTCCTAATATTATACATAGAGCAAGTTGCCCAAAACCTGGTACGGAACCAAGAGATGTTTTGTTCTTTTTTATAAGACCCAGTATAAAGAAATATAGTAATTATTTATCACCCACTTACAGTTATAAACCTGAAAGAAACGTAAAAATGTATGAGTTAGATTGATGAAGGAATTTGAATTAAAAGATTTTAGAATAGAAAGTAAGGTAAGTAAATGAATATATTAATTACAGGAGTAGCAGGGTTATTAGGTTCTAATTTAGCAGATTGGATTACTGGATTTGATTTGGGAGATGTTGTTGGTATTGATGATTTGAGTGGTGGTTATAGAGATCATGTTAACGATTCTGTATATTTTTATGATTACAATATATTGAATGATGATATAGAAAAGTTATTTCAAACCTATGACTTTGATATAGTTTATCATTTTGCAGCTTATGCGGCAGAAGGATTGAGTCCATTTGTTAGACAATTTAATTATAAGAACAATTTGGTCACTACTTCTAAGTTGGTTACATTATCGATAAAATATAATGTTAGTAGATTAGTATTTACTTCATCTATGGCAGTATATGGAAATAATAAGGTACCATACAAAGAATTTTATGCACCACAACCAATAGACCCATATGGAATTGCTAAGATGGCATGTGAGAGAGATATACAGATAGCTGGTGAACAGCATGGATTGGATTGGTGTATTATTAGACCACATAATGTTTATGGAGAAAAACAAAATATTTGGGATAAATATAGAAATGTTTTAGGTATATGGATGAATAAACATTTGAATGGAGAACCAATTACTATTTTTGGAGATGGTACACAAAGGAGAGCATTTTCATATATTGGTGATTCAGTAGAACCACTTTGGAAAGCTGGAGTTGATGATCGGGCTAGTAAACAGATTATAAATCTTGGTGGAATAACAGATGTGAGTATAAGAGAAGCTGCAGATACTCTAATTGAAGTTATGGGTGGAGGCGAAATTGTAGAGGTAGAACAAAGACATGAGGTACATAGTGCATATTCAACATATAGTAAATCAGTAAAGTTGTTAGATTTTGAACATAAAACTGATTTGAAGGAAGGTCTTACAAAAATGTGGGAGTGGGCTAAACAGCAACCAAATAGAGAACAGTTTAAGTGGGAAGAATATGAATTAGATGTAGGATTATATGAGTTCTGGAAATGAAGAAAGAAACACCAGATATAAAAAGACATATAAATACTTTAGGTTCTATTGAAGAAAGACTTTTCTACTTAAAGGATATCTATAAAGATGAAACGGCGTATTATGTCACCGCGGGACCGAGTTTAGGAACACATGACAAGAAAAAGTTAAATGATTTTTTATCAAATAAGTTAGTATGTTCAATAAAACATTCTTATGATTATGTTGGAGAGAGTGTAGATTTTCATTTATTGAATACTTGGAATCATAAAAAGACTAAGTATGTTACTGATAATACTATAGTTGTATATGCTTTAGCAAAGTCATACTTTAAAGAGCATTTGGAGTTTGCATCAATGCATCCAATGGATATATTTGTACCAGTTTCAAATCCACCATTCACAATGCAACATCAGACTACTGCGGCTACTAGAGAGTTTGACAATTTATTTAGTTTTAGACATGGTGTAGAGATAAAATGGGGTCCTGGTTTGACTTATGAATTAGCATTTCCAATACCACTTTTGTTAGGATGTAAAAAAATAATTACTATAGGATGGGATATAGGAGACCCAAATGCGAAGTGGGATAGTAGCCAACATTTTGTATCGGATGATTCTTCTAAGGATGTTTATGATGATGAGAAAGGAACTCAACCACAAGATGGTGAGTTGATTGAAGCGATAGAAAGTACAAAAGAATTTTATGATTGGTCAGTAAAGAGAGGTATTGATATAAAAATAGTATCAGACAGAAATCCAGCAGATGAAAGATTTGAAAGAATAACATTTGAGGAATTGTTGAGATGACAAAAAAAGAATATACAAGTCAAGTAAATGGTGATAAATCAAGAAATGGACAACGGTTAGAAAAACTGTTTACAAAAAAAACAGGAATTAAGAAGTTAAAGAAAAATAATAAACCAACATTTAATAACAGACATGGTAAAAAAGAGATTATAGATTTTGATTTTGTTTGGAAACATGGTAAAGTAAATACCTATATTGATATAACAACCAGTTATAGAAGTTCCAGAGCTAAACAAAAAGCATATAATGGAATGTTATTAAAAAGAATTAATAATACAGATGAAGTTTGGTTAGTATCAGAAACATTTAAACAGAATGGTAAAGTATGTAATATACTGGAGTTAGAAGGTTTAGATAAAACAATATCATTTAAAGAAGCTATAAAAATAATAAATGATAATGACAGTACAAGTAAACATCCATTTGAAAGTTGGTTATAATGACAATAGGAATAGTAGGACTAGGTTATGTAGGGACAGCGATTAAGAGTGGTTTTGAAAAACATTATGACATAGAAACTTATGATAAGTTTAGTAATTCAAAAAGCTCAGTTAATTTACAAGATATGGTATCAAGATGTAATATTATATTCGTATGTGTACCAACACCTATGAATAAAGATGGTAGTTGTCATACAGATATAGTTGAGAGTGTTATAAAAGAAATAGATGAAGTATCTATGGGGTGGAACGAAGTTTATAGAAAGGATAATAAACCAATAATAGTTATTAAATCTACAGTACCACCAGGAACTACAGATAGGTTACATAGGAAATATAAAGGTGTTGATGTTATATTCAATCCAGAGTTTCTTACTGAGATGAATTTTCTTGAAGATTTTAAGAATCAGAGTAGAATTATATTAGGTGGAATTAGAAGGGGTACAAATAAATTAAGACAAATTTATAGTAGGGTATTTCCACATGCAACTATTGTTAAAACAAGTGCAACTTACGCCGAGATGGTTAAGTATTTTGTTAATTGTTTTCTTGCTACTAAAGTATCATTTGCAAATGAGATGAAACAAATATGTGATGATATAGATATTGATTATGATAAAGTTGTAGAGTATGCAACATATGACGAGAGACTTGGTAAATCACATTGGGCAGTTCCAGGACCAGATGGTGACTTAGGATTCGGTGGACATTGTTTACCAAAAGATGTTTCAGCTATAGTTAGTGAGTTTGATTCAGAGTTATTAAAGACAGTTCTTGGTGTAAATGATAAAGTGAGAGAAAATAGAGATTGGGAAGATATGAAAGGTAGAGCAGTTATATGAAAATAGCTATAGGTTGTCATATAATGTGGTATGAGATTGAAATGGTTGAAGAATATGTAGATTCCTTGATACAACTGGTCGGTCAAGTTCCAGAAGAAGAACATAAAAATATTTATATAGATTTTTATCTCAATACTAACACATACTTTGAGAAACCAGAGAATGATAAAGTTATTGAACAAGTAGAAGAAAAGTTTTATACAAAAATATTACAAAATTTTAGATATGAACATTTAAATGTTACTACGACAGATTCAGATGATTTTTATTTTATAGGTGATTACAGGCGAGATTTTAATAATATGTTCGCACCTAATACTGATTTTTTGATTTGGGGTGAAAGTGATTGTTTGTTACCGAAGGAAACATATCAAGTATTAAAATCAATTTATGATTACACGAATCAGAATAATATTTATAGATACATAGTTACATTTGCAGTTAGAAAAATGTGGGACGATAGTTGGAAGGTTTTAGAACATCCTAAATTTACAGATGCAAAGTTTAAAGAGAGAGAAGAAGATTGGGAAAATGACCCAAGTAGTATTTTATATACTATGTCGTTAGATGAAATGAATGAAGTTAATTCCGAATCAGATGAAGTTATGTTAAGTATGATAAATAGTCCAAAATTTGATGGTAGTGGATTGGTTATATCAAGTCAATTGGTTATGGCAGGAGCAAATATACCGTTGGGAGTTTGGGCGTGTGGAGAAGATACTTCTTTTATGACTGTAGCGGGTAAAATACTTGGTGGAGAATATAAACAATTTGTAGTGAAAAATATATTGAAAGTTCATAATAGAAATCACCCAAAAAAGAGAATGTATGTAGAGGGAATGACTAATGAAGCAGCTCATATACATAGAGAGAACAATAATATTTGGATGACTAATCATAACATTTGTGAAACTAATTTACATAATTTAAATAATAATTCTAAGAGATTAATTACAAGGACAGAGTTAAAAAATGAAATCAAGAAAATATCTACCGACCATAAGTGAATTAATAGATAGACTTTCTATAGTTCAGTTAAAGGAAGTTTTTATACCAGAACATAAAGACGAATACGCACAAGAAATAAAAGATATAGTAGAAGATTTAGATGAATTGATTTATTGGGAAAAACCAACAGGTGAAATGATACGGGCTATTGTAGTATTGGCACAGATGAATTTACATATTTGGCATAATGAATCTAATTTTAGAGCTGGTAAAGGTGAAGGTAATCTTGAATTGACTCACGGATTAAATGGTATTAGAAATACTGCAAAGAATAAGATAGAAGAAAATCTTGTAGAAGTTGGACGAAAAGATTACAAGATAGATTGTATAGCTGCTGAGTTTGAAGATTGGGAAGTGTCATGGTAAAACCAGAAGTAGTTGAAGGTTGTAATGTTTCTAAAGGTTGGGGCGAAGAAGTAATAATAGAAAACAATGAACTGTATTGTGGTAAAATTCTTATTTTTAAAGAAGGATGTAAGTTTTCAATGCATTATCATATGAATAAAGATGAAACTTGGTGGGTAGAGTATGGTGAGTTTATCTATAGATGGATAGATACAGAAACAGCAGAGATGAATGAAGTTAAATTAGAAGAAGGAGATGTTGTAAGACAAAGACCAGGACAACCACACCAATTAGAAGCGATATCAAACGGTAGAATATTTGAAGTATCAACTCATCATGAAGATTCAGATTCATATAGAGTTATGAAAGGTCATTCGCAGTGAAAATAGTAATTGCAATAGATGATTTACATCCAGAACAAGGTTGGGGATGTGAAGGTGATGAATCTGTAGATTATATAGAAGAACTTAATAAAGAGTATGGATGTAAATTTAATTTATTTATACCATCAAATTATCATGACAAATATCCATTGAGTGAAAATAAAGGTTGGGTGGATTGGTGGAAGTCTAAAGATTATATTGAGTTATCTTCACACGGACATTATCATAAGGTATATAAGTATACTTTCGAGGAAATAGGTGAGCAAGAATTTTTAGAGTTAAGTTATCACGAGGCTAGAGATAGAGTCAAGGATATTTTGAATGAGTGGTTTAAGGTTGGAGTAAGTCCAAGAGGATTCAGGATGCCAGGCTGGGGTTGTACACAACAAAGTGCAGACGCAGTTTCAGAATACTTTGATTGGGTAGCCGCTCATGATAGGATTAATAACGGAATACATTTTGAAACAACTACTTTTTATGGAGAGGATTCTATAAATGAAACTAATAGTTTAAGTGAGTGGAATGGAGCAGTACATTTTCAATCACATATAGCTGGACATTATAATGATAATAATTGGACTTCTGAAAACTATGAAACATTTAGGGTTATCTTGGATTATCTTACGAACAATAATGATGTAAAATTTAAAACATTTTCAGAGTTGTTATGACAGATAAGTTACTTAATTATTCAGAAAAATATAATTGTATATTTGTTAGAATTCCAAGATGTGCAACAAGTAGTATATGTAAAGCGTTGGACATTAGCGGTGGACATTATACATACAGTGAATTACAATTGATGTTACCAAAAACTATCCTTAAAAAGGCTGTTATATTTACTGTAGCTAGGAATTCCTGGGATAGAGTAGTATCTTTATTTAAATTTAGGATTTCTAGAGGTCATGATATTATCTTTTTTGGAAAAGAAAAATTACGTATGATAGATTGGCTTAAAAGAGATGTAACTGTACATGATGTATTTAACTATATAGATTTACAACAGTTCCCATATTGGTCTGTAGGGAGACCAGATAGAGAGGTTCCAGGTGTTGTTAAATATATAATAAATTACGATCATCTAGAATTAGCTTGGAAAAAATATTTACCTAAGATTTTAGGAGTTAGCAATTTACCAGATTTACCTAAAATAAATACATCACAACAAATATTTGATTCAAATAAAGAAAATATAACGTATGAAGGTAAACGTGGTGATGATGGTATGTTTCCAAATTATACTAAATTTTATGCAAGTCAAGAAGAAATAGATTATGTAGGTAACTTATTTAGGACGGAAGTAAGTTGGTTTAATTGGAAATTTGGTATTATGCAAGAGTGGGTAATTTACGAAGGCAAAAATTTACCACCACCATTGGGGGCATTGGAAGATGTTAGAGAATGGAATATTAAATAATTATGATTTATTTCTGTATAATAGGTTGGCATTATAACCAAAAAGAATACTATCAGGGTCTTAAATGGATGAATGATAATAATCCTGAAATGAAAGTTTTTTGGAATTGTAGGAAAGAGCCACCAGAGAGTATAAAGAATAATTTTGATTATGAGATGTTTCCAAATGAAGGTTTAGAGTGGGGTGGTTATCAGCAAATATATGAGAAGTTTAAATTTGAAGATGAAGATATAATTTTTTTCACTCACGATGATATCATTATAAAGAATTGGGAATTTGTAAATCTTTGTGTAGAACAAGTAGGTGATAAGTTTGATGTGATAGGTAATGGACAAAATTATGGATTTCATTTGGATCCAGATGCAATCATAACACCAGGAAATAAGAATGAGTATAGACCATTTGCGGCAATTAAGACTTGGAAAGATGTTGCAGTTAATAAAGAATTTTTTGATAATCCATTACAATGTATGACAATCAGAGGTAGTTTTATTTGTACAACTGGAGAGGTATTGAAAGAATTGAATGGATTTGAGTGGTTTAGTGACCCATATGATGGAAAGAATCCTGATTTACAATGGGGAAATATTATGGTTAATTTAAATGGATATAAATTTACAAAATTGTTTGGAGAGGAAAGGATAGCTTATATGTCAAAAGAATATGCTAATAGCGATTTCATATCAGAGTTAGCTAGGGGTGGTGAAAAATGAAGATAGCATTTTTATCACAAATGGGATTTACAGGTAAGATACCTAGAAACCATCCTAATATGAGAACTGAGTTTGCTCAGATGTGCGCGTTAGATGCGACACATCACCCACTTTATGATATTGATAGAATTGAAGGAAGTTATGATCATGTTGTTTTACTCATACCAAAAACTGCTCAAGACAGAGCTAGGTTATATGATGTAGATGTTGTTAAGAAAGCTAGGAGAATCGGTAAAAAGGTTTGGTTTATGCAAGAAGGACCTAATTGGATATTTCAAGATATGCCTATACATCATCAATTCTGGCACTACAATGTACTGGCAGATGTGGATGGAATACTTACAGAGAATGAAACGGATATTCCCTATTATAGAGGTTTAGTAGGAAAAGATAAACCAATACATGACATACCAAGTTTGATGATTACTGATGATATTGTACCAAGAAATGAATGGGGAGATGCAATTATACTAGGTGGTAATTTTGTTCGTTGGTATGGTGGTTTTGATTCTTATATAGTAGGTAAAGAGTTTCATCCAGAGTATTCATTACATTGTGTGAGTATGGGAAGAAAACAGCAAATGGAAGATCAGATAGAAGATATCATTTATACACCTTATGTTCAATGGAGAGAATGGATTGATGTGTTGAGCCAATTTCATATTGGAGTTCATCTGATGCCAACAATTGCCGCAGGTACATTTGCTATGAATTGTGCATTTCACGGAATACCTGTAATTGGATATGAAGAAGCAGATACTCAAAGAAAATGTCATCCAGAATTATCAGTAAAACAAGGGGATGTAGAACAAGCTGTAAAGTTAGCACAGAAGTTGAAGAACAATGATGGGTTTTATCAAGAGTGTTCAATAAAAGCCAGAGAAAATTGGGAAAAGTTTTTTAGTGAGAAAGTATTTAAAAAACATATGAAGGAAGTATTTGGATAATGTTGGGTGTATTGATAACTACACATAGAATAGATTACATTCAGAAACAAAATGAGTGGTTGAATGGAATTAATGAAAAACATAAAGTTGCACTTGTTACTACTTGTCAAGATGAAATGGCGGTCAAACACGTCAATAAAGAAACATTTTTTCCAATTTATCAAGTAGATCAGAATCCAGGACATATGGATGGAGTTTATATTGGTTTATCTACACCATTTGAAGGTGGGTTATTTGATGAGTGTGATTATGTTTTACATTTTCACGGCGATGTAGAGACACCACCAGATTATATAGACCTTCTCTATATGGAAGTAAAGGGAAAGTATAAAGTAGGTAGTCAACCAAGACAATGGATGTTTGACGATGTGGGTAAATTCATAGATGGTAAATCGGTTCCATTCCATACTTCATTTTTTATTATAGAAACTCAGTTGGGTAAAAGTATATTTAAATGGGGGAGATTAGATGAATATAAAAATAAGTCTATAAAGAATGGTCATCCAGACTGTCATTTTGAACCTATGATGTATGCGGCTTTGAATGAATATAATTTTGATTATGATAAAGATTTATATCATACAGATTCTATAAGGAAGTTGAAAGAAGAGTATGGAAATGACCCAGTATATTATAACTTCACATTTCCAGATTCTAAAACTATACACCACGATGAAAGAGGAAATATAAGGTGAGTAAGAAAAAGAAACCAGACAATGTAGCTGATAATCCTGGTATATTACCTTATGGAAGTAATGTTGGTGCTCCAGCAATTAAACCGACAAATATTAGTAGTTGGAAAGAGGAAAAAATAGTATCAACTAATCATTATTTTGAAACACGATATAATGAGATAAAAGAAGAATACATCAAGTTGATGAAAGAGTATGAGTGGAATAAATTAGTTTATGACGCTAAATATAATTTTCAACCAGTCATGGGACACACTTATTATTTATATCAACATGAAGAAGGACATTTATGGTTAAGTCTAGTAGAACCAGAACAATGGAATCAAATATTTATTGGTGCGTTTAAATTGACATCTAACGACAAATGGGAAAAAGTAGATGAAGTTAATTAGTTTTGTAATCCCATCACGTAATAATAAGAAATATTTAGAATGGTCATATAATAGTATAAGAAAGAACCTTGGTTATACTCACGAGATTTTATTAGCGGATGATTTTTCTACAGACGGTACTTGGGAGTATTTACAAGAAGTAAAAGATAAAGATATAAATGTACAAATATTCAGAAATGAAGGTCCAGTTAGACAAGGTATTGTATATTGGTATGATTTTTTATGTGAGAAGGCTTCCAACGATATAGTTATGTTTTTACACGCAGATATGTATGCTTGCCCAAATTTAGATACAGAGATATTGAAACATTTGGAGAGAGGTACAGTCGTAAGTGCAACAAGAATAGAACCGCCACTACATCCAGATGGTCCAGAAAAGATATTAATGGATTTCGGTATAGAACCTGAAGAATTTGATGAACAAGGATTGATGAATTGGTTAAATAGTGATAGAGATTTTCAACATACAGAAACCACTAATGGTATATTTGCGCCGTGGGCAATTTATAAAGAGGACTATGAAAAGGTTGGTGGACATGATGAACTGTTTGCACCTCAATCTAAAGAGGACTCAGATATATTTAATAGAATGCATTTATTAGATTATAAATTTGTTCAAACTTGGAGAGGTTTTGTATATCATATGACAAGTCGTGGAAGTAGATTCAATCCTATGTCTGGAGGAGCTCCAGGAAAAGATAGTCCTGAATGGATACATACTACTACAAAGAATATGAGAAATTTTATTCGTAAGTGGGGAACAGTAGTACAACATGATGAATACATGAAACCGATTGTATCACCTAAATATGATATAGGGTTTGTAGTTGAAAATTGTAACACTCATATATTAAAGGAATTAGAACCTTGGTGTAGCGATATCTATGGCGATTGGGTAGGTCATAAGGGTTATGGAGTAAATCAATATATTGAAGAA